ACATAACCCGGTGCGACGAGTTCCTTCTCCTGAGGATCGGGTGTCGAGCTGTAACTCAACGACTCGCTAAGCGGGCCGGTTTTGTCAAGGGGTTCACCGTGACCCTTTTCGCCGGGCTACCAGACGCTCTTGCCGAACACCGCGGCCAAACCGGTCGACACCTCGAGCAGGTTGGAAATGGAATTCGACAGTGTGGTATCCGGCCAACCGGACATCATTTGTCCGTTGATCGTCCACGAGCCCTGGTGATCCGGCCCCGCGCTCTTCACTTTGCAGCTAGCGCGAGCCTTGCAGAAAGCGATGGCTCGGTCCCCGTCCGTGACGTTCCTGTAGAAGGACATCACGTAGTTCAAGGTGACCATGGTGGTGCTGGCATCATAAGAGCCTTGGTCGCACTCCATAAACACCTTGGGGTACCGGGTCAGCGTGGCGGGAACTGGTTTCGCGCCTACCGTCTTGAGAGAAAGGTCGCTCGCAAGGCCGTCCAAAAATATGGCCTCGTTGAGCAGCTTCTTCCTCTCCATCGGGAACGTGCCTCTGGAGGAAGTGTCGACGATGTGGTCGACAATTTCGTCCCTCAGGCATATGAGTTGGTTTCTGTCTATGCCGGTGCGCGACTCGTGGCTGTCCCAAGCCAACGAGTCGTTGAGGGGGGTTCTCCCGTACTTCCTAATTCCGGGCAACCAGCTCGAGCCCTCTTCGAATCGGGTCTCATGGAAGGCCTTACGTTGGGCTTCGTTCCACTTCAAAACTTCCGGCCTTCCGCTCGCCCTAACCAGCGCTTCACAAATTGGCTCCATAAAGGGGTCACCCGTGAAAGCCAGATACCTGGCGATATAGACGTCCTGCGCGTACTTCCTGACCGCGCGGTTGGTGGTGTTCCAGTCATCCCGCATCCTTTCGTTCGTGGGGAACACGTCACAGCCGGGGACGTATACGATTCCCGTTCCTGGATCCACGTTTTGGATGACGCGGGCGCATTCGCCTTTCGGTATGACGACGAAGGTCTTGTATAAAGCCTTGAAAGCGTTGGGATAATGGCGCAATTTGCGCTGACCGCCGTCGTCGTACTCGATCAAACTTGCGGAACAATAGAACAGCTGAGTTGGATGCTCCTTTACGTGGCAAGACGGGTCCCTGGCGTGCGCCTTGGCCGCCGCGGCGATGGCGTCCCTGACGTATTCCTTGCTAACTCCTGTGGTGGCGAGAAGATGCTCGCCCAAGGCGATGGCGTTGTCGTCGCCGTTGGCACACACGCAGAGTTCGTCAGGGGAAGCGTACTGTTCGGTGATGAAGTCGCTGTACTCATCGACGCTCATGCCGCTGGTCATGAAATATCCTTTCGGGAAACTCGCGGACATGTGTTGGGCCATTTTCCAGATCACGAAGGCGCACCATATCATGAGTTTGGGCTTCATGTATTGAATGACGCGGCCCTTGATGGTCTTATCGGATGTGAGGAAGGGCATGATTTCGATTTTGAGCATGGCTTCCGCCTCTATATCCTTGAGGGGAGGTTCCTCCAGTTCCGACTCGTTGTGTATGCGCAGCATCTCGGTCGAATATTGTCTCTTCTTGGCCCCGGTGAGGTGCTCGTACCACTCGGCAAACCAAGGGTGGACGAGGAAGGTGCCCGTCCTCATGACCAGGTTAACGTAGCCGTCGGCGATGTGCGGGCAATTGGACAGGTGCTTGAACCGCTGTTTGACTCCGAAGGCTAAATTGGCAGCCACGCAGTCGCATCCCCGCAAAGGCACAAGTCTTGTGCTGGACGTTCTGACTGCGCCGTCGCGATCGCTCAGGAATGTGGCTTTGGCTTTTTCGAAATGCGAGTCGAACATCGCGTAGCTAGCGTTGGCGCAACTGGCTAGGGCTTCCTTACCCGGGAGGGCTCTAAAGGTGCCCGACACGAAGGCCGAGAACGCGGATTCGTTGGCTTGCCTTTTCAACAGCCTAGCCTGGACGGTTTGCGAAAAAGCTGAAGATGAGTTGACGTACGAATCGCCTACTCTTCCGTCCAGGTCGAACAGCGTCTTGACCTTGCACCCTTGGCTGATGTACCCGGTGGCCCTCTCTATGGACGTGGTGTGGTGGACGACCCTCACCTTGGATATACACCTAGCGTCGGCGAGGCAAGGGTCGTTGGTTCCGCCTATGAAAGCCACGCACGCCGGGGTTTGAGGGTGCTGGTAGTTGTGCACGAAGGGGTTCGTCGTGGTGCGAGGGCGTTTCTCG